TCCCCCACAGCTAACTTAGCTTAAGGTGGGAGGATATCATACTCCCTCTCACCTCGGATTCTGTTAGCCAACGCCAGCGCCATGATGTAGGCCCTGTCGAATCCACGCAAGTATGAGTCCATTTGGTTTCCAGCATTGTACCCTTATCTTGGGTAATAGTGCCATCTTTCGATGGTCGCTGACAATGCCAACGCAGTAATGCTTCACTCTGCGTAGGAGGCTCGTTTTCAGTCTTAGATGTTACGAAGACTTTACAACGATACTCATAAGCCAAATAGTCATCATTCCACCTCGCTTTATAACCAACCACATCTCGTAAGGAGAAGATGTCGGTAAAGCTAGACCGTCGGAATCCGACGACATTTGTACAATCATTTACAAATGGCATGTAGCCATATTGATCACGAATGTACCGTCTGTGGAACCTAGCAGTTCGCTCGAATCCATTTTTATGAAGATCCGACTCTACTGCTAGACAGGATGAAATTCGTCCTGGCTTGCGTTGATTTGGTATTTGTTTGACAAATACAGGGGTTATGTTCATGCCATGATAGGCATGAATTCCGCAAGATTCTCTAAAATGAGAGCGGTGGAAGCTTTTGTCGGTGTTTAATTTCATACCGAATAAAGGCAACCATGAAGTTATAGCAGTATAACACGCTGTGGGAATAATGATGTCATCCCCATATACGTATATCTGCTCCGCATAAATCTCGCGATCTGTAATGTTGGAAAGTAATATTATGGCTCGTATTAAAGCATAATGAACCAATGACATTACAGGAAAACACAGCGCTGAACCCATCGGGGCGAACTTCTTTGCCTCCAACAGTTCGGTAGTATCGGCCTCCTCAGGAGGCTTAATGTACCTTGTCGAAAGGGCATCTAATGCGTCGCATAATTCCTCGTTATCTTGAAATAAATAAAACACAAGAGCGCGAGATATGCGATCCGAAGCTTCCGACATATCAATTGTACAGTAATACTTGTCAATTGACGCCTTCAACGCTAATTCAGCATTAACGCTCTGATCATTCAGAGCAATATGATTCGATAATGAAGTCTTTTCAATACGCTTCACTATCAATCGGCGTAATGCCTGCTGAAGATACTGCACTTCGTTTTCCTCAATACAGATCCCACGCGCCTTTTCCCATGTTTTTGGGACAAATTTAAATCGGGACGTGGGGAATCTAACGTACGGCTCATCTAAGAGCCTGCGTACATGCTCCGTCATGTCTGTGTTAACGAAGTCCCATGGTCCAAATGACCATGATTCCCATAAAGGGAAGACTTCTTCGACCTGTAGAAACCTACGATGCGGACGGTATCGCATCGACGGCTGTGTTGGACTATTTGTAGCACCGGGGCCTGGTCGGGGAATGCAGTTCTTATCCTCGATTGACAGACCTCGCAAAATACGTGCTAGGAAAATCCTGGCATTCTCTAGTATTGGCAATTTCGCTTCTATTGAAGCTTCAAAGTTGAGACTAGAGTCAACCGCACAGAACTTGCTATATTGCTCGGCAAGTTGTTCCTTTTTATAGGGGCCACGCAGCTTTTTAAACGCGACGCACACATTATAAAGATATTTGAGTGCGACGGCCCTTTCGTACGTTCCATTACTGTCATTCACGACTGTGTGAGCTAGCCCAGATAAGAAACACGGGTAAACTCCTTTCATCTTAAATGATGGAAATACAGCTGTCTCACCTTCTAATAGTGCCAGAACACCGGCAGCTATTTTTGGGAGCATAGCAGTAACGAACGGCAAACCTTCGTTCGAGATACGCTTATCAAGCGTTATAATGTCTCGACGTAAGTCAGCGCTCCTGTAATGGGGCAAATGTTGATGAGCATCGTGAAGCAGGCATTTCAAATGTAAAAATGCGAAGTGCTCTGCTAGTTTATCACGATTGCCTGTCCTTCGGACTTTTTGGCTTTTCAGGGTTGCCATAATAGGTGATCCTCCAGCCAACGAGGCCTAGTTTTATTGCAACACAGGCGATGGGTTCATCAAGACGTGGTAGTTTATAACTGCCGTAACTAATGAATCGAAAAGGATAAGTATAACCGCCAGACCAATAAAGATTAATATGGCCTTTAGGTAGTTATACCGATGTAACTTAGCGTGTTTAAAAACGCTAAGAAATAACGCCAGTACGAACGCCACTGATCTGCTCATGGCTAAATATAACCATCGAGCATGTTTGCGGCGTAGCTGGCTTGTCCTTGACCATCAGTCGAGAGCGCGACAGCAGACTCAATATCTGCCTCGCTATGCTCAGGATGATGGTTGATTGTATGATTCACAGTTATACGCTTTAGCGTACCGTCCGCGATAGGCTTCAAAATAGAAACTTGAAAAAGCCGTCGCGTTAATGATGAAGAACTTTCGTCATGTTTGACGAAGATTCTCGATTGCGCCGACATATCAGCCGCAGGTTCGATCCACTCTCCAACCAAACTTTTGGTGTTGAGCGAAATTTGACCACGGTAGTTATAGATATGATCAGCCGACCCGTCATTCAGTGTTACGGGACTGGTAAACAGACTCATTGGACTTCTCCTTATATAGATAAACACCGTATCGTGGTGGAAAACGCTGCGATATGCAGAGGAGTCTAAAATAAACAACGAACGAGAGCCGCAAACGTTAATGCATTAACCTTGGTAGGGAAATGCAGTTTGGGTAATGCGGGGCCATAATTCGGCGGACGCACCTCTCGTACGTAACGTGTTCTCTCCAAGCCTGACAAAAGACGAGTGTCTTTGGCTGCCCACAAGGAGCCATCAATAATGAGATACTTATTGTAGGGAGTTGTAGGAGTGATGTGATAACCTTGCGTGTGCATATCAAGCACAGACTCGCAATACTCACATAAACACAGATCGGTATGAGGATCAGTATTCATTGCATGAAGGCTGTCGCCTATACGAATTACATAATCGGCGACCCAGCTAAATGGAATAGCATTCCAAAAAGCTTCGGCAGTTAAAGTTAGTCCCCAATAATGGATAAAAGCATCCATCGTTGTTCGCATTGTGTACGCATACTTATATTGCATACTCGCCGTGAACTTAACGAGTCGACGGGATCCATATTCTGTAAAAATGGGTCCGTACCTGGACACGGGCGCAAAATCCGAATCATCATATATAATTTCGGAATAATGGCTCTTTTGTTGTCCAAGCCCTCGCGTCTTGTATGACGCTTCGGCTTCTCGTGCTAACGTGGCCGCCTGCGCAAATATCGAAGAACAGTCTTTAAAGAACTGTTCCCAATTTAGATGCCAAGACAGCCAAATTGAGGCAGCGCTACGCGTTGGGTCAAAGAATTCAGGTCGATTCATATTCTTCCTGAACCATCTTCCCAAAGATCGGAAATGTTTAATCTTATCCGCTTTTAACACGTATTTGGCAATATCTCTAAAGTCTTTAAGCTCAAATAGAAAATTGAGCATGGAGATACGGCCTTCGAAGCGTGGTTGCATATGCCACCACGCCCGGCGCTGAGCTGACGAATACTCCAACGATAATTCTGGGGTATCAGTCATGTCCAACTTTGACGGGAAACCAATTCGGCGGAACATAGAAGTATATCCCGCTGAACCAACACATGTTGCCGCTAAAAACGGCAGATTGAGCCCACGACATCTCGTGTGGTAACAATCATTATAGTGTGGTCTCCTACGTTTACTGCTCTCGAAAGCTTCAGTACCAACACCATCCCAATAGGAATGGTCGCAAGGCACACTCATGTACCGTGCTAACGACGCGTTGGTATAAGCAGCCATATATTCCTCATCTGTTTTCCACCTGTTATTGTAACAT